GTATCCGTCAGGCCATTACGGACAAGCAGGACAAGATCACCGCCAGCGGTATCCTAAAAGGCGACGGCAAGGGCGGCGTTACGGCGCAGACGTTCGACACGGTGCCGACGGAGAACAGCGACAAGCTGCTGACCAGCGGTGCGGTGGCGGCGGCTCTTGCCAAAAAGGCGGGGCTGGGGACAGACGGAAAGGTGCCGGTCAGCCAGCTCCCTGTCAACACACCGGGCGGAGTGGCCGGACTGGGAGAGGACGGCAAGGTTGGCACCGGCCAGCTCCCCATCAATACGCCGGGCGGCGTTGCGGGCATCGGAACGGACGGCAAGGTTGGCACCGGCCAGCTCCCTGTCAATACGCCGGGCGGCGTGGCAGGTCTCGGCGCGGACGGGAAGATGGACACCGATCAGCTCCCCATCAACGTGCCGAACGGCATCCCGACGCTGGGGGCAGACGGCAAGCTCAGCGCGGACAGTCTGCCGCAGGTAGGCATGACGGCGCAGATCGTTGTGACCGCGCCCACCGGCTCCACGGTGACGGCCACGCTGGGAACCAAGGTATACACCGCAACGGAGAGCGGCGGAAAATGGACGTTTGATGTGGAGGACTACGGAACATACACCATCAAGGCCACCAAGAACGGGCAGACTGCCACGGATACGGTGACGGTCTCCGTGGTGCAGCAGTACACGGCGACGCTATCCTACTTCACAGCGACCATCCGCGTGAGCATTGACAGCGGCTCCACCGTCACCTGCACCAAGGGAAGCAAGACGCAGAGCAAAACGGCATCTGCAACGGGGACGGTGGACTTCACCGTGGCGGAAAGCGGCACCTACACCATCACCGCCACCAAGAACGGAGAGACGGCGGAGGATACCGCAACCATCACGGCGGACGGACAGACGGTAAATGTGAAGCTGGCCTATCGGCACATCTACGGCGTGGTGTGGGATGGAACCAGCACGACGGTGTGGAGCCGGACGGACGAGGCCGCCAGCTTCGTGAACCCGACCCCGTACCGGGCGGGGGCGACCAATTACGGAAGCCCATTTGACAACCTGTACCCGTGGAGCGGGATGGTGCGCGTGACGGATGCGGTGGCCGGTGAGCTGGTGGCTATCCCGAAGTTCTGGTACAAGTGGACAAAGAGCGGGAACAGCCTGAAACTCCAGATCGCGGATAAGGAAACGGACGGCTTTCACGTCTCCCCCGCCCACGCCGACCGAGGGGACGGCAAGGGAGAGCGGGACATTGTGTACATTGGCCGCTATCACTGCAACACCAACAACTACAAGAGCCAGTCCGGTGTAAAGCCGAAAGCGAATATCACGCGCAGCACGGCCCGCACGAGCATCCACAGTCTGGGGAGCAACATCTGGCAGAGCGACATTCAGATGCGCATGACGATCTGGATGCTGTACCTTGTGGAGTTCGCAGACTGGAACAGCC